TCGGTTTCGAGGGGCTGGTTGGTCGGTTTGGCGTTCTGTCGGGTGGGCATCAGGTCCTCGGGGAGGTAGGGCTTCCGGCGCTTTTTGGGGTCGCGGTACTGGTTGGCGAGGATCGAGGCGACCAAGCAGGCGCGCCAGTCTGCGAGCTCGCGTTGGACGAGGGCCCGGCGGCCGAGGGCGGCGAGCTCGGAGAGGGTGAGCTCCCAGAATTCGGCGTTCCCGATCCCGAGGTCGATTCGGGCGTAGGCCCGGAGCTCTCGCCAGTCGAGGCGTGCTCCGGGCCCGTCGGAGGGTCGGCGAGGTCCTCCGGAGGCGGCGAGGCCTTGGACCAGAGGACGGCGAGCTCGCCGGCGAGCTCCTCGAGGCGGGAGGCGGGGAGGAGCTCCCCGAGCTGCTCTGGCGTTGCCGGGCGCTGTGGCGCCTCTATGGCGGCCCAGAGGACCGTTAGAAGGCCCTGGACCGTATCCTGGACCAGGGCCCAGCCTGCGGGGCTCAGAAGCGCAAGGCGGGGGTCCTGGCGCTCGGCCCGATACATGGCGGCGAGGGTAAGGCGAAGGGTGACCTCGCGGCCAGGGGCGAGCTCGAGGGTGATGGTGTCTTGCATGCTAGGCCCAGGTGACCCCACCGGAGACCTTCAGGGTGATGGAGGCTTTGTACGGGTCGGCCCCGATGGGCATGGAGCGGGAGACCCCGACCACGTATGCGGCGAACGAGCAAACGTCCAGGGTGCCCGAGGGTAGTGTGAGGGTGAAGTTGCGAAGGGTCCCGTTCTCGGCGTCGGACACAAGGCCGTTGTGCTGGGTGTCGTCGGGAACCATGTTCACGTCGAAGTTGACCTCGCCATAGTCGGCGATACCGGCAAGATACTCCCGATAGGTGGAGTCGTGCGACGTCACGTCGGCCAGCTCGAGCTCGAGCTCGGGGCCGTTGATGGCTGTTACCTCGGCGATGGTGGTGAAGTTCTCGGGGCTGCCACCGTCGCCACGCGCGAGGAGGGTTCCGTGGGCTCGGATTGCTTGGGTCATTGGATGGGCTCCTGTTGGGTTTGGTTACAGCTGTCTAAAGCTGGATCACGGCAAAGTTGACGTTGGCGTCGGAGGCGGTGAGGTAGAGGTGCCCGTCGGCGTTCTGCCAGCCCGGGCCCCGGAAGGGCCCGAAGCAGGCGTACTCGCCGGCCCCGAGGGAGTAGGCGGAGATGGTGCCGGATCGGCCCCATGGGTCGGTGGTGGAGGTGATGGTGACGGTCTGTGGGCTGCCGTCGTCGTTGCGGGCGAGGACGAGCACGTTCCCGTTGTGGTCGACCTTGTTTCCGTTGGCGTTGTCGGCGGCGGACCAGGTGAAGTCCTGCCCGGTGGTGCCGTTGGTGCCTGGTGCGGTCACGTCGTTGGTGAGTTCTGTTTCGGCCATGGTCTACTCCTGGTGATGGATGGCGAGCTCGAGGATTCGGTGGTGGAGGCCTGGCTCGGGCTCGTAGAGGTAGAGGTCGTTGGTGACCTCGACCAGGTCGACGGGCTCGGCGCCGATGGCTCCGGAGAACCCGTGGAGCTCGAGGAGCTGGTCGGTGATGAGCTCGAGCTCGTCGTGGGTGGTGGTGTCGGGGTCTGCGGACCAGATATCGAGCTGGATCTCGGTGGTAATGAACCCGTCGGCGCCGGCGTGGGTGAGACCTCTCGAGGCGCCGGTGAGGTGGAAGGTGATGGCGGGGAGCGCGGTGCCCTGGCGCATGTGTCCCATGGAGACGCGGGACCCGACCAGGTCGGCTATGGTGCCGATTGCCAGGATGAACCCGCGAAGGTTTCGGAGAATGGCGGAGGAGGTCATGGGCGGACCCTCGAGGCGAGCTCGCGGCGGAGCTCGGAGGCGATGGAGGCGGAGAACCGCTTGCGGTTGGCCCTGGCGGCGGGTCGGAGGAACGGTCGCGGCCCGGCGTGCGAGGTCCCGAGCTCGAGGTAGATGGCAATGTGGACCCGGCCCGGGTCGTCGACCCCGACAGACCAGGTGGCGCGGTCCTTGGTGACCTCGGAGTCGAGGACCCGGAGAGCTCTTTTCAGGCGGCCGGTGTCCTCCGGCGCTCGCCGGCGGGCATCGGTGGCGAGGAGCTCGGCGGAGGGCCTGGTCGCCTGCTCAAGGGACTCCCCGAGCTGGGCGAGGTGTCGGAGCTGGCGGAGGAGCTTGGTAGATTGGACCTTGGTGGTGGAGCGTGGCATCAGTCGTCGTCGGGGAGGGCCTGGGCGATGAGCTCGAGGGTTCTGTGGCGGCCGTCCTCGTCGAGCACGGCCTCGAGGCGGTAGACGGTGTCGTCGGGCCCGATCACGCGGTGGGCGGAGGTGACGTCGGGGCGGTAGCGAATCACGATCGAGGTGTCGATTTCCGGGTGGTGCTCCTGGGCGGCCCACCGTTCGCGGCCTCTGAGGTTGGAGATGGAGGCCCAGACAGTGGCGTAGGTGGACCAGGTCTCGACCTCGCGACCGTAGGCGTCGCGGGCGGTGGTGGCGGATTGGAGCTCGACCCGGTGGCGAAGTGGGCCGATGGTGGGGGATCTCATGGGGCCCCGATGCCGACGGCGGCGCCGGCGAGGAGGTTGTTGGCGATATCGGCGGCCTTGGACGGCTCGCCCTCCCGGTGCTCGTATGCCGACCCGATCAGGAGGAGCATGGCGGGGAGAATGTCGGGCGGGAGCATGATGGAGGCCTCGGTGGCAAAGTGCGAGCCGGTGCCGGTGTCGGTGAGGTCGATAGCGGCGCCACCGGCGGTCAGGGCGAGCTGGCAGGTGGACCCGGAGGCGGAAACCACGTAGTAGTCGGTGAGCTCGGCCAGTGGGTCGGGGAGGGCGCCGTCGGCTCCACCGGAGTTGCTGAGGCGGAGGCGGTCGCCGTCGGAGAACGAGTGCCCAGAGGTGGTGATGGTGTCGCCGGTATCATCGGCGGTGAAGGGAACAAGGTGCCCGGCGGTGTACTGAATGGTGACGGTGGCGCGGTCGGACCTGAGGTCGGGCCATGTGTCCCCGTAGGCGGGCCAGACGCAACCCGGCTCGGCCACGGTGTCGACCTGATAGTCGGAGGAGCTGAGGACCTGGTCGACCCCGTCGGTGTCGGTGTAGGTGATGGAGGTTATCCCGCGCAACGGGGCCCCGAGGTCGATTCTCCCCGGAGGGTCGATGCGGTCGTCGTCGGGCCATCGGTCGAGGGTGAGCTCCCAGGTGGAGGCGACCAGGACCCGGCGGGTCACGAGCTCGGCGTGGTGCATTGCGGATCGGATCCAGTTCCGGATCAATGCGTCCTCGGTGGAGTGGTCGACCCTGAGGTGGAGCTTGGCGGCGTCCAGGTGGATCGGCTCGGCCGTCGGCGGGACGATCAGGCGCGGGGGTCGGATCATGGTTACTCCCCGAGCTCCTCGAGGAGCTTGGCCTCGGCGGCCAGGCGGCCCTGAACCCTGGTTCCCGAGGGGAGTTCAAACCATCCCCCCCCGATAGAAACCATGGTCGCCTGTCGGCGGTTCTCCGGGGTCTCCGGGTTCTCGCCGGTGGCGGTTTCGAGGGGCTGGTCTGGTGGAACGGGTGCCACGCGCTCGACCAGGCGGGCGTAGCCTCCAGCGATGAGCGCTTCCCCGAGCTCGTCGGGGACGTCGCGTGTCTCGCCGGGTCGGAAACAACCGTCGGGCCCGGCGGCGGTGGTGCGGTAGAGGATGCGCACGTCGGCCTCCCTACTGATAGGCGACCATGGCGACCCCGGACCCTGCGCTCTGGTCGGTGATGGTGACCACGGCGTCGTTGCCGCTCTGGTAGTGGGTGAAATAGTCGGTGTGCTCGGCGAGGGATGACGGGGTGTTGGCGGACCCGGCGGCGGTGGCCACCTTGAGAACCGAGAGGACCCCGTCCTGGACCAGGTTGACCCCGAGGGTCTCCTCGTCGTCGGCGTCCCACTTGTATACCCCGTCGATGTAGATGTCGGGGTCGGTGAGGGCGCCGGCGCCTTGGGCGGTGAAGAGAATGTATACCCCGTCCACCGTGTCACAATTGGCGTTGCAACCCGAGATATCGATTTCTACCCAGGTCCAGGTGTTGGCGGCGACCTCGGGGAGGTTGTAGACCTGGTCGGTGCCGTCGGAGTCGTCGACGGTGAGGTCGAGGTCGCCGGCGGTGAGGGCCTCGTCGGAGTAGATCCAGAACCCGAAGGACTCGTTACCCGACCAGTCGTCCTGGGCCGGCGCGGTGGCGTCGACCCCGTCGTTCTCGGCGACGGTTGACACGGTGAGCTTGAGGCTTTCGGCCCCGACACGGTAGTAGGTGGTGTCCTTGGTTGCGGTGAGGTTGGTTCCGGCGTCGACCTCGGCCCATTCCCCGGTTGGGGTGGTGTCCATCCATGCCACGGTCTCGGTGGTGCCGTTGGTCATGGTCCCGAGGGCGGCGAGGGTGAGCTTGGGCAGCCCGATAATCTGCGACCGGGCGCCGGCGTTGCCACCGGTGGAGTCGGAGGACACGGTGAGGTCCCCGGTGATGGTGAGGTGGCGCAGGGATGCGAGGTCCTTGTTCCCGTCGACGATGAGGGCCTTCGAGGCGGTCACGGTGCCACCGGTGACCCCGTCCAAAGCGTTGAGCTCGGCGGCGGTCGCGGTGATCCCGTCGGCGGCGGTGTTGATTTCAGACGCGGTGGCGGTGACCCCGTCCAGGATGTTGAGCTCGGCGGCGGTCGAGGTGACCCCGTCCAGGATGTTGAGCTCGGCGGCGGTCGAGGTGACCCCGTCCAGGATGTTGAGCTCGGCGGCTGTGGAGGTGATGGCGGTGCCGGCGAGCTTGAGGGCGCCACCGGACTCGATGTCGATGTCGCCACCGGACTCGATGTCGATCTGACCCGAGGATGCAACGACCAGGCGGTCGCCTCCGTCGGTCATGTAGACCAGGGTCTGGTGGGCGGCGCCGGCGGCCAGGGCGAAGGCGCCCACGATGAGCAGGGCGTAGAGAATTCGTTTGCGCATGATGAGAGCTCCTCGAGGAGGTGAGCCACCGGCGACCAGGTGGTCGCCGGGGCGTAGTGGATCTGGTCGGATCAGGCGGTGCCTTCGGCGGGCGAAATATGGGTCTCGCCGGAGACGTTGGTGCCGTGGGTGGTGGGCTTGATGCGGG